AACAGGTATTATTATTATTGACCAAGGAACATATTGGGAATTTAGACGAGAAGATACAACTAACTTTGTAAGATTAAAATTAAGTAAATCAAGTGAGTATATTATCAATCTATCGCAAGGTGATTTTATAACAAGAGATTATATTGTAGGAGATGGAGGAGGTCTGAATAATATAGACCTATTACAACGATAATGTATAAATTTTTAAAAAGATTAACAATCTGGTTATTTGTATGGATGGTTTTTTATTCTATCATAGATAAAGTAAAAGCAAATGATTCCATAATTATAACAACAGGTGATAATGGTACATTAAATATAGTACAAGACGGAATAAATAATTATATTGATTTAACTGCTAATGATTTTGATGTGGGAGATATGGAAATAAAACAAAATGGTAATTCAAATTCTGTAGATTTAAATATTACTGCTGGTACAGGAACAGGTAGTTCTTTTTATATCTATCAAAATGGCAATTCAAACACTTACAATGCTGAATTATATTGTGGTGCTGAATGGTGTACAATGACAGTAAATCAACCTTAATATGATAAAAAAAATATTAACACATTGGACATTTGCTTTTGTAACTTTATTTGTAGTTACGTTTATCGGATTAAAAGACCCACAAATAAAAGAGATATTAAGATTAAAGTCATTTGACTTATTACTTCAATCAGAACCAAAAGAAATTTCACAAGACATACACGTTGTAAGTATAGATGAGAAAGCCATAGAGAAGTATGGACAATGGCCGTGGAATAGAAGTGTACTTGCTAATGTAGTAAATCAGTTAAGAGAAAAAGGTGCTGGTATTATAGTCATACCTATATTGTTTTCAGAATACGATAGACTAGGTGGCGATGAAGATTTTATTAATACAATCTATCAAAACGGTGTAGTTATAGCACAAACAGGAACAAATCAAACAAATAAAAATGCTGTACCACGAGGTGTTGCTAAAATAGGTGACCCTATACCTTGGTTATTTGAATGGGGCGGAATGTTAGGTCCTGTTAAAGAGTTCGGTGAATATGCTGATGGTGTAGGTGTGACAAACACAGCACCTGAAGTTGATGGTGTTGTAAGAAGAATACCACTATTGATGAGTATAGGTGAAGAAGTTTATCCTGCGATGGCAATAGAAGTAATAAGAGTTGCTGTTGGTGCTCCTAGTTATCAAGTAAAAGCTGGTGAAGGCGGTATTATTGCTATGAGAGTGCCAGGTTTTGATACAATTAACACAGACGCCAATGCTCGTATATGGTTAAGATGGAATAAAGAATATGTAACTACATCAATTGCTGATTTAGAAAATGAACAAATAAGATTTGATAATAAAACAGTAATTATAGGTATGAACGCTGAAGGATTAGGTGGTATTATTGCTACACCTGTAGGCGAAAAATATGCTTATGAATTAACTGCTTCTACTTTGTCAACTGTTTTAGACGGCAAGAATATTAAAAGAGTAGATATATCTTTTATAATAGAATTAGCAATTGCTTTTGTAGCAGGTTTTATTATAATTCTACTTACAAGATTTACACCGTATTGGGTGATAGGTTTATCTATTGTATTTTCTATAATAGGTTCAGTAGTTTATTCAAATTTACTGTTTCAACAAAGTTTAATTTTAGCAGACGTTAGTTGGATTATATTTACAATAACAGTTGTAGGATTTCACAGTGTCTTTAATAGATTTATTTTAGAGTTTAGATTAAAACAACAAATACGAAAACAATTTGAAAAATACTTAGACCCTCGTCAAGTTGCTATACTTGTAAAAAATCCTGAAAAATTAAAACTAGGTGGCGAAAGAAAAGAGATGTCATTTTTGTTTATGGACATTGTAGGTTTTACACCGATTTCTGAATATTATAAAAACAATGATGATCCTGAAGGTCTTGTCAATGTAATAAATGATTACTTAAATCGTATGTCAAAAATAGTATTAAAGAATGGTGGTACAATTGACAAGTATATGGGTGATTGTATTATGGCATTTTGGAACGCACCGTTAGATTGTCCTAATCACGCTGAAATGGCAGTGAAGACAGGTATAGAATGTGCTGAAGAAACAGATAAACTTAAAAAAGAATTTAAAGAAAGAGGACTACCTGATATTAATATAGGCTCTGGTGTTAACACTGGTACTTGTATTGTTGGTAATATGGGTAGTGAAAGTCGTTTAGATTATTCTGTTATAGGCGATGCTGTTAACTTAGCTGCTAGACTAGAGGCAGCCACAAGAAACTATAGAGATAAAAAAGGTAAAGTTACACCACTAATATATTCATCTTACACAAAAGAACAACTTAAAAATATAGACTCTATTGAATTAGATAAAATAAAAGTAAAAGGTAAAGAAGAATTAATTACCATTTACAAACCCAAAATTAAATAAATATTAATAGTGAGTATATTGATTTCATATCAAATATCCGATCACCCATTCGCTGGTGACTGTACTCATTTGTCACATTTTAATTCAATACATTCCATAAAGGGGTTCTATGATTACACTGAAACAGCAAAGACGTTTAAGGAAGTTGGTAGTAAGACAAATAAGATTAAAAAAACAAGACAGATTACATCATTACATACTAAAGTGGGCGAAGATAAGAAAACAAAAAGATAGAAGGCGAAGACGAACAATGATTAAATTATGGAAATTAGAAAGATTGAAATTAATGAGATTAGGAAGACTACCTCTAGCCTCCTAAAAAAATAAATATAATATAGCACAAACTACATTTAGACACCATAAAGTGTGTATCAAGTAATAAATATAGTGCTACGGCTAGCCGCCTTTTTAGGTAGATAAATACAATCAAGGAGTACATTGTGGCAGAGAACGGACACACCGATATAAAAGTACAATTAGAAGGTCTAAAAAAAGATGTTGAAAACGTACACAACATTAATAATCGTTTAGACACTGCTATTGATAAACTTACAGATGTTTCTACATCTATTAAGTCTATGCTTGCCGTACACCAGGAAAAACTTCAAAGACAAGAACAGATAGACGAAGTCATTTTTGATAAAATACGTGAACGTGGTAACGAAATAGATAACGTTTATAGAGATTTACAAAAAGAAATAGCTGGCGTAGAAAAACGACTATTGGTTGAAATCAAGTCATTAAAGCTTGACATTGGCAATAGAGTAAGTATGCTAGAGAAGTATAAATGGTTAATACTTGGTGGTTCGATAGTTGTGGCTTGGGTACTATCCTCAAACTTTAAGTATATTATTGAAATAATGAATTAGACTTGACTTTCCGATAGATATATAGTATATTGTCTATTGCTATGTCGAGTTATATTGATTTAAAGTTTATTACTAATATTTCATCACGTTTACAACAATTTAAACGTAAAAATGATTATCTGTACAATTTCAGATGTCCTCATTGTGGTGATTCAAAAAAGTCTAAGTTAAAAGCAAGAGCATATCTTTATAGAATTAAAAATGATATGTTCTTTAAATGCCACAATTGTGGTGAAGGACAAAACTTAGCAAACTTTATAAAATTCTTAGATCCTAAGATGTATTCAGAATACATTTTAGAAAGATATAAACGGTCGGCTCCAGCGACGCCAAAACCTAAGTTTGACTTCAAACCTGTAAAGTTTGAAGAACCTACATTATTAGATGGTCTTAAAAAAGTTAGTGAATTAGCAGACGACCATCCTGCTAAACAATATATAATAAACAGAAAGATACCTAAACAGTATCATAATATATTATTGTTGTGTGATAAGTTTATGACTTTAGTTAATAAAGTAAAACCAAATACTTACAAAGTAACTAAAGATCATCCAAGGTTGTTAATACCTTTTTATGACACGACTGGCAAGTTATTTGCTTTTCAAGGTCGTGCCTTTGGAAATGAACAACCAAAATATCTAACAATTAAATTAGACGAAAGCAAGCAAAAAGTATATGGACTTGAACGAATTAACTTTGCTAAAGAGATTAAAATTGTTGAAGGTCCGATTGATAGTTTATTTATTGATAACTGTCTTGCTGCTGCTGGCGCCGATTTATTTTTAAGTAACAAAGTGAAACCAGAAAATGTGACATATATTTTTGATAATGAACCAAGAAATAAAGAAATAATAAAACGTATGTATAAAGTAATTGAAAAAGATTTTAATATTGTAATATGGCCGGATGATATACAACTGAAAGATGTAAATGATATGATTATGTCAGGCATAACTAAAAGTGAGATCGCTGACATTATAAGTAATAACACTTACTCTAAATTAAGTGCGTTGACAAAATTAAGTTATTGGAAAAAAGTTAAGGGGGAATAATGGTACAAAACGAAACAATCCAAGTAAACAAAAGAAACAATAGAGGAAAAGAACCTCTTAACATTGAAAAGATACACGAAATGGTAGAGTATGCTTGTGAAGATATAAAAGGCGTATCATCATCACAAGTAGAGATGAACAGTGGATTACAATTTTATGATGGCATATCAACAGACGAAATTCAACAAATTTTAATTAAGTCGGCATCTGATTTAATTTCATTAGAAAATCCAAATTATCAATACGTAGCCGCTAGATTATTATTATTCAGTTTAAGAAAACAAGTTATAGATAAACTATGGGATCACCCACACATTTATAAACACGTAATTGTTGGTGTAGAAAAAGGTGTTTATGATAAAGAAATATTAAATCAATATGATAAAAAAGATTTTGACCGAATGGAAAATTGGCTTGACCACGAAAGAGATTATACTTTTACTTACGCTGGTTTAAGACAAGTTATTGACAAATACTTAGTACAAGATAGAAGTAACGGTCAGGTGTTTGAAACACCACAATTTATGTATATGCTTATCTCTGCTACTATCTTTGCTAATTACCCAAAAAATAAAAGGATGAGTTATGTTAAAAAATATTATGACGCAATTAGTCAATTCAAAATCAATATTCCTACACCTGTTATGGCTGGTGTTCGGACTCCTCTTAAGCAGTATGCTTCTTGTGTACTGGTCGATATTGACGATACTTTGCCTAGTATCTTTAGCGGTGATATGGCTATTGGTCGCTATGTTGCCCAAAGGGCAGGTATTGGTATTAACGCAGGAAGAATCCGAGGAATTAATTCGAAGATCCGAGGCGGCGAAGTTCAACATACGGGAGTTATTCCGTTTCTTAAAAAGTTCGAAGCAACCGTTAAATGTTGTACTCAAAATGGTGTTAGAGGCGGCTCGGCAACTGTTCACTTCCCCATTTGGCACCAAGAAATAGAAGACATCATTGTTCTTAAAAACAATAAAGGTAGTGAAGATAATAGAGTTAGAAAATTAGATTACTCAATTCAAATATCAAAACTATTTTATGAACGATTTATTAATGATGAAGACATCACTTTGTTTTCACCACACGAAGTACCTGATCTATATGAGGCGTGGGGAACACCAGAGTTTGATGAAGTATATTTAGCTTGTGAAAGAAAAACAAGTGTTAAAAAGAAAAAGATAGGTGCTCAGGAGTTATTCTTTGACATATTAAAAGAAAGAGCTGAAACAGGTCGTATCTATATTATGAATATTGACCACTGTAATACTCACTCTAGTTTTAAAGATAGAGTTACAATGTCAAATTTATGCCAAGAGATTACACTACCTACTGTACCAATAGAACACATTGACGGCGATGGTGAAATTGCGTTATGTATTTTATCTGCTATCAATGTTGGTAAAATTTCTTACTTAGAAGATTTAGAAGGTCTTTGTGATTTATCAGTACGTGCTTTAGATGAACTAATTGAACATCAACAATATCCTGTTAAGGCGGCCGAAATATCAACAAAGGCAAGAAGAAGTTTAGGTATTGGTTATATTGGCTTAGCACACTATCTTGCTAAAATGAAAGTTTCCTATGAAGATAAACAAGCCTGGAAAGAAGTTGATGAGTTAACTGAATACTTCCAGTATTATCTTTTAAAAGCTAGTAATGAACTTGCTAAAGAAAAAGGCAAGTGTGATTACTTTGATAGGACAAAATATTCAGACGGTATCTTACCGATAGACACTTACAAGAAAGAGGTAGATGAGATTGTAAATCGTAAACTATCTATGCCTTGGGAGAAACTACGAAAAGACATCAAAGAGTTTGGGCTCCGACATAGCACACTCTCAGCCCAAATGCCTTCTGAATCCTCTAGTGTGGTTTCTAATGCCACTAACGGCATAGAACCACCTAGGGACTATTTAAGTATTAAGAAATCTAAAAAAGGTCCTTTAAAACAAGTTGTACCACAATATTCTACACTAAAAAATAATTATACTTTATTATGGGATATGAAGTCAATGGAAGGATATATAAATGTAGTTTCTGTTATACAAAAGTATTTTGACCAAGCTATCAGTGGTAACTGGTCATACAATCCTGAACATTTTGAAGACGGTCAAGTGCCAATATCAGTAATGGCACAAGATTTGTTATCTACATATAAGTTAGGTTGGAAGACTTCTTATTATCAAAATACGTATGATAGTAAAAAAGATATTGATGAACCAGCACATCCTGTTGGGTTTAATGATAACGTACCAGAGGAAAATACTAAACCACAAGAATTAGAAGACGAAGCTAATTGTGATTCTTGTACAATATAAAGGAGAGAACATATGGCATTTTTAGTCACTAATGTTCCTCATACAGATGTTTATGTGAAAAAAGAATATTTGTATGACTTACAAAAAGGTCACGGTGAGTTTGTTGAAGGTGTATGGGTAACAGCAAAAAGTATTCAAGGTAGAGCATTATACTTTGAAACATATCTACCAGAATACGGTGCTTTATTTGATAAGTTACCTATTTCTGCTTTTGTATGGAAAAAAGATATTAAAGAAGACATACCACTAACAGAATTACAGTTATGGGATTGTTTTAGTTATGATATTAGTATATGTGAAAAAACAATGTTAACAGGTAACAAATGTAAGTATTTGTCGCCAAACAAAAAATGGTATCACGGTTGGTATATGTACACAATAGATAATGCCAACAGTACGAACTTAGAAAGAAATATAACTTATAGTGAAATACCATCACAACATAAGTCATTTAACATATTGAAATTAGAGAACGGCTACTTTGCCGCTCAACCTAATAACCGAGTAATATTTTATGATAAGTCTTTAACTCCAAGTCAGTTGAAGTTTCCAGACTTTAAAGTGTCCACCATAGAATATTCGGTTGAAAGTGAACTGAAGTGGACCGCTGGAGATGACGATAACTATTTTTATGAACTAAAGGAAGGCGAAAATTAATGGCAAAAAGTGTATTTAATAAAGATAAAAATTTAGACGCCACAAAACAGTTAATGTTTTTTGGTCCTGATTTGGCAGTACAAAGGTATGATAATATGAAATATCCTATCTTTGATAAACTAAATCAACAACAATTAGGTTATTTTTGGAGACCTGAAGAAGTTTCATTACAAAAAGATAGAAATGATTACCAAGAATTATCTGAACAACAAAAGTTTATTTTTACATCTAATCTAAAATACCAAACAATGTTAGATAGTGTTCAAGGTAGAGGACCTTGTTTAGCATTTTTACCATTTTGTAGTTTGCCTGAACTCGAAGGTTGTATTGTAACGTGGGACTTTATTGAAACAATACACAGTAGAAGTTATACATACATTATTAAAAATTTATATTCTGATCCATCAGAAATATTTGATACGATTATACAAGATGACAAGATTGAGAAAAGAGCAAAAACAATTACAGAAACTTATGATGAGATGATTAACTATGGTTATCAATGGGCACTTGATAATAAAAAAGTTGATATGTATGAGTTAAAAAAGAAATTGTATAGAACTATGGTAACAGTAAACATCTTAGAAGGTTTACGTTTCTATGTTTCTTTTGCTTGTTCATTTGCTTTTGGTGAATTAAAATTACTAGAAGGTTCTGCTAAGATTATATCATTTATTGCTAGAGATGAAAGTCAACACTTGGCGATGTCACAAACTATCATCAACAATTGGCGTGATAGAGAAGGTGATAAAGAGATGTTAAAGGTGATGAAAGATTGTGAACAAGAAGTTTATACAATGTATGATGAAGCCTTACAAGAAGAAAAACGTTGGGCAACATACTTGTTTAGTAAAGGTTCAATGATAGGATTATCAGAAAAACTATTACATCAATTTGTAGAATATATGGCAAATAGAAGAATGAAAGCCATTGGTTTAGAACCAAAGTATGAACAAAAGACAAACCCATTACCTTGGGTAGATCACTGGTTAAATAGTCGTTCATTACAAAACGCACCACAAGAAACAGAAATAGAAAGTTATGTTATCGGTGGTGTTAAACAAGATGTAAAGAAAGATCAGTTTAAGAAATTTAAATTATAATGATAGAGAAAAGACAAAAAACCTGTTCTAGTTGTGAAACTAAATATACAGTAGAATGGGATATAGAAATACAGGATTTAGAACCTTTAACTTGTCCGTTCTGTGGACACGAAGTAGAGGAACTAGATGACGAAATATGGACAAACGAACCCGAACCCGAAGACGATAGTTGGAATTGATTATAGTTTAACCAGTCCTGCCGTTTGTATTAATAATGAAGGTGAATATATGTTTTATTATTTGACAAGTAAGAAAAAATATATCGGTCAAATGGCAAAAAATATTATTGGTTTTGAACACCAAGAGTATGACACACCTATAAAAAGATTTAGTCAAATATCTGATTGGGCAATCAATACATTTAACAGATTAACTTACGATTTAAAAAACTTAAAAGTTTTTATTGAAGGTTATTCTTTTGGTTCAAAAGGTCAAGCTATATTTCAAATAGCAGAAAACTGTGGTATTTTAAAGTACAGATTACAACAATTAAATTTATCATATGATACAGTTGTACCAAGTGTAGTAAAAAAAGGTGCGACTGGTAAAGGTAATGCCGATAAAGATATGATGTATGAGGCATTTTTAAAAGAAACAAAAATTGACTTGAAGAAAATATTTGATACAGATAAAGTAGGTAATCCTATTTCAGATATTGCTGATAGTTATTTTATACAAAAAGTTGGTTATGAAAATATTAAAGGCACAAAAAAGTCTACCTGATTTTACACTTCAATTCTTTGATGTAAAATCTCTACGTACAATTCCTTCCGAAAATTGGTTATCTAAGCGTTCAAATGAATTTGGTTATAGTGAAAGTTTTGAAAAGCACGGTATGATTTGGCCAATAGCAGTTACCGATCATAGACAAAAATGGGTACAAGATAGAATACTACCTAAAAATCCTCAACATAAAGATAAAGACGGAAATCTTATACCAGGTTATTACGTTCACATAGGCAATAAACGTGTACTATGGGCAAAAGAAAATGGTTATGATAAAATAGAAGGCTATTATTTTAATTCAAAAGAAGATAAAAGAAAGATACAAGAGTTACAACATATATCACATACGGAGATACCAAAATGATTTCTATGTTATGTCCTACAAGAGGTCGTGTTCCTCAAGCAGAAAAGTTATTAAAGTCTTTTTATGAAACACAAGTAAATGAAAATGAAATATTATTTTATATACAAGAAGATGATAAAGATAAAGATAATTATGTAGAAATGTTTAAAAGAAATAATCATACTGGTTATATTATAGAGCCATTTTGTTTTACAAGTTATATGTGGAATAGATTATCTGATATTGCTAAAGGTGATTTATTAACACTTATGGGTGATGATGTTATTATAGAAACAAAAGGTTGGGATCAAAAATTCGAAGATATATCAAATGAATATGAAGATAAAATATTTTGTTTAACTTGTTTAGATGGCAGAACAGAACCAAAAGAATTTAATGTTAACTTATCAAATCCGCATCCTACTGTACATAGACGTTGGAAAGAAATATTAGGTTACTTTATGCCACCACAATTTTTACACCGTTACCTAGACACATATACGTCATATTTAGCAATAAATTTAAATAGATACATAAATGTTTATGACGTGAGATTTAAACATCAAAAGTCTTTGACGAATAAAGATGAAACTGGTCAGAAATCACGTCAATGGTTAATATATGATAAGTATTCAAATGACATTACAAAAAGATGGTTTAACACAGATTTAGAATTATTAAGAAAGAATTTAAAAGTATGAAAATTTATATTACAGGTATCGCAGGTTTTCTAGGAAGTCATTTAGCAAAACATTTAATTAAATTAGGTCATACTGTTGGCGGTAATGATAGTATGATTGGTGGTGAAAAAGATAATTTACCTGAAGGTTTATATCGGTATAATGAAATTGATTGTATAGATTATGATAAAATGATAGAAGTATTAAAAGATGTGGATATTGTCTATCATTGTGCTGCTACAGCACACGAAGGACTATCTGTATTTTCTCCTAACTTTATTACTAAAAACATTTATCAAGCCAGTGTATCAGTAATTACAGCTGCTATCGCTAATAAAGTAAAACGATTTGTATATTGTTCATCTATGGCAAGATATGGTAGACAACAAACGCCCTTTACGGAAGATATGAAACCTATGCCTATTGATCCGTATGGTATTGCTAAAGTAGCAGGTGAGGAAACTTTACAACTATTAGCAAACGTTCACGGTATGGAATATAATATTGCTGTACCTCATAATATTGTAGGTCCTAATCAAAAGTATGATGACCCATATAGAAACGTTATGTCAATTATGATTAATAGAAATTTACAAGGGCAACCGTCTATCATATATGGAGATGGTGAACAAACAAGATGTTTTAGTTATGTAGATGATGTTATCTATTGTTTAGAAAAACTTGCTTTAGATCCTAAAATCTACGGTGAAATTATAAACGTAGGACCAGATGAAAGCTCTTGTTCTATAAATGAATTATCATCTTTAGTAGCTAATTCTACTGGCTATAATGGTGAGCCAATCTATGTAAAAGATAGACCACAAGAAGTTAAACACGCCACTTGTTCTGCCGATAAAGCAAGACAATATTTAGGATATGAAACCAAAACAACACTAGAAGAATCTGTTAAAAGAACGACAGATTATATTAAGAATAGAGGCGTAAGACCATTTAAGTATAATTTACCATTAGAAATATTAAATGAAAAGACACCAGATACTTGGAAAAAGAAGTTAATATGATTTCATTATTAGACACATCTGAAAAATTAAAAGAAGAAGTATATAATGTTTTTAAAGAAGAAATAGAAACGTTTGGATATGAATTTTAAAGTCATAACAACTTATAATAATAAGTTATATAAAGAATACGCTTACAGATTCAAAGAAACTTATAACTGGAAGTTTGATTTAGTAGTTTATAATGAAGATGAAGATTTATTTAATAAGATACCAGATTGTAAATCATTTGTAGAAAGAAACAAAGATAGACCTTACAAAAACTTTTTAAAAGATGCTGTTAGATTTTCTTATCAAGTTTATTCATATATTCACGCTATATTAAATGAAAAATGTGATGGTCTCCTTTGTATAGATGCTGATAGTGTTTTTTACAAATCAATAAACAATAATTGGGTAGAAAAATATCTTCATAGAGAAGATTGTATGATGGCTTATTTAGGTAGAGGTGAAAATCAATATAGTGAATGTGGCTTTTTATATTTCAATTTAAATCATCCTAGAACTAAACAGTATGCCAGATATATGAAATATTTGTATAACAATGATTTAATTTATAATTTAGATCAATACCACGATAGTTGGGTATGGGATTATGCTAGAAAAAATATGGAAAAGAAATTTAAAATAAAAAATCATAATATTGGTGATAATAGATTAGGTCACGTTCAAGCCAGATCCGTATTAGGTTCTATATACGATCATTTAAAAGGCAATCGAAAAGTTAGTGGTAGAAGTCCAGAAGCAAGAGCAAATAAATGAAATATAAAATTATTTGTTTAGAAAATAATGACTTATCTATGAAATATGCCAATGAGTGTATTGAACAAGCAAAGAAGTTTGATATACATTTAG